TATCGTATGTAATGTTAGGAGTCTTTGCTTTGTAGATAAAAGTATAGTAGTTTCCTAAGTCAGGTACTGGTGTTACAGTATCAGATAATGCTTCTATGACTGACAGCATGAGGTCATCAGCGTCTTCGGTTCCTATTAATCCTTTCAGGACAGATGTTATTCTATTCCTATGTGGTTTTTGTAGGAGTGTCATATACCTAGTTCTTTTTCAGTGACTACCTTAAAGGTTAGTTGTCTATCCTCACAGAACTCTTGCGCTGCTTTCCACTTTGCTTGGTTCTTAGCATACTCTGCTACTTCACGGATGTAAGTTCGCTTTTGTTTCCTTCCTTTTGTAGGAGGAGAGCATTGTCTTTTTGGTTTAACTTCAATTACATATCTTTGAAACTTACCATTACTTTCTTTAACTTTCATGTAGAAGTCAGGGAAGTAACGGTGAACACGTCTATCAAGAGGTGATAAGTATGGGATAGAGAATTCTTCACTACTCCATTCCACTATATTTACATTACGATCACACCATTTCATAAATTTTAGTTCCCAAAGGGACCTATAAATGATGTTTCTTATGTCTCCTTTGTACTTATTTGGGTGATTTGGAATAAACCTACCTTTATATGTCATACATAGTATAGGGAAACACCATACCATATTTAGATGGCAGGCAACATACCAGGTACTCGGTACAGTACATCATCATTCCTGAGTAAGTTTGGAAACATTGCTCAGACAAGTCAGTATAGGTCGCACGTTGTTTTTCCGCAGGGAGTATATAATTTCCTGAGGAATGCTAGAGATGTACCACAAGCATTATTAAATGAAGTAGGAATGCTATGTAAGGCAACTTCTATTCCTGGTTCTTCGTTAGCAACGCATGATGTTAATGATTACTATGGCATTACTCAGAAGCATGCGTATCGTCGTCAGTTTGATGGGACAATTGATTTAACATTTTATATTGATAGTAATTATTCGATACTTTATATGTTTGAGGGATGGTTAGAATATATTTTAAGTGTTAACGGTAGTAATCCTAAGAATAGAAACTCATATTATGTGGCAGAATATCCAGATAATTATCGTTCTTCCCTTTTCTTATACAAGTTTAATAAGGATCAAAATGCTCAATGGAATGTAGTTAATCCATTCTTTGAGTATAAAGGTAGTATTGCATATGAATTCATAGGAGTATTTCCACAGAACATATCTTCAACCACTGTTTCATATGATCCCTCACAGAACCTTGAGTTTACTGTTACCTTTGCATATGAAAGATATCTAACTGATAGAACTGGAGGTAGACTGGAGGCCAGAAATCCTAGCAGAGTATCAGGAAGACAGAGGCAACCTTTATTAGATGCACCGATAGATAATCCTTCTAATCCTATACCTACTTCTACTGAGGAAATGTCAAGAAGTGAGATGGCTCAGAAGGATCCTGGTAGGTATTGGAATAAGAGAAGACAGTGGAGAAGAGGAGGAAAATCTCCAATCATTAACCAGGAGAATGCTTCTGAGCCTGGACAAAGTAGTCAAGCAACTGGTGGACGGAATGTAAATACCGTAGTGAGGAGTGGAGATTCTACCGATGTTGCTGATCAAAATGCAGCACAATTAGCAAAAGCAAGATCAGCCTCCCAGTAACCCTCTAAATAAAAACATAATATTATATTCGTAATGCCTTTACCAAAGATAGCTACGCCAACTTATGAACTTGAGTTGCCATCAACAGGAGAGACAATAGCATACAGACCTTTCCTTGTTAAAGAAGAGAAACTTTTAGTCCTTGCTATGGAGAGTGAGGATACAAAAACTATAACGAGAGCGATTAAAGAAGTCCTTAAGTCCTGTATTAAAAGTAAGATTAAGGTTGAACACCTTCCAACTTTTGATATTGAATATCTATTCCTTAACATCAGAGGTAAGTCTGTTGGAGAAGAAGTAGAAGTTACTGTCATCTGTCCTGATGATGAGAAGACTGAGGTTGATGTTACGATTCCTATAGATGAGATTAAAGTACAGAAGTCTAAAGGACATAGTAATACTATTCCATTAGATGACACTCTATCAATGAAGATGAAGTATCCTTCTTTGGATCAATTCATTCAGAGTAATTTTGATACTGCTGGATCTTCTGGTAGTCAACTCGAACAGTCATTTGATTTGATTGGTTCATGTATTGATACTATCTACAGTGAAGAGGAAGCATGGCCTGCTTCTGAGTCTAGTAAGAAAGAACTTACTGAATTTCTTGAGCAGTTGAATTCTTCTCAGTTCCAAGCAGTTGAGAATTTCTTTGAGACTATGCCTAAATTATCTTATGAAGTTCCTGTTACTAATCCTAAGACTAAGAAGAAGAGTACTGTTACTCTGGAGGGGCTAGCAAGTTTTTTCGCATAGCGCTCTCCCACATGGATCTGGAGAGTTATTTCAGGATTAACTTTGCCTTGATGCAGTACCATAAATACAGCTTGACTGAGATTGAAAACATGATGCCTTGGGAACGAGACATCTACGTCGAACTTCTTAAACAACACCTCGAAGAGGAACGGGAAAAGCAAAAACAAGATGGCAATTAAGGCTGACAATTTTTTCCATTATGCAAATGAGGCTAGAACTCAGGGGACTATTGCTGGCAAAAAATTAAACAATGCTGAAAGGAAGGAAGCATTTAAGAAGCAGAATAATCCAGTTCAATTTAAAACTTTTGTTGAAAAGGTTTTAGATAGAAAAGATTCTGCTAAGTCTATGCAACCTTTGGGAGTACCTAAGCAACCAAAAGCACTCCTTCCAGAGGGAGATACACCTGCAAAGAGAATGCGTGATGCATTTGATAAGAGACTTGATGATCTATTAAAGAGTATTAATGAGAATGTTGGTGGTATTCTTACTGTTATAGAAAAACGTGCTGGTACAGAAGAGGCTGCTGCGGATGAGTTAAAGGATGAGACAGAGAAGGATAAGAGAGCAAAGAAAGAAACAGACAAAGAGAATCAGAAAGGAAAAAAACCAAAGGTACCAGGATTTATTAAGAAGTTAACAGCACCTGTTGCTGGTTGGTGGGAGACTATTCTAAAAGGATTTACAATGCTCCTTGCTGGTTGGGGTATTGATAAACTCTTTAAGTGGTTGGGTGATGAAAAGAATGGTAAGGCAGTAGATAATCTGAGAGAGTTTATAACTGTTGCACTACCTCCAATATTGAAAGGTATTCTTGCCATTGCTGCTCTTGGTATTGCATTAAAGGTAGCAGCATTAGTTAAGTCTATTGCTCTTGGTAGTATTAGTTTAGTAATGGGGTTAAAAGGATTGATGGCGCGGATATTATTATTCGCAAAGACAAATCCATGGTTAGCAGCAGGTATAGGATTGGGTGCATTGATAGGTGGTGCTGCTATTGTAGGTTCACAACAGAGAGGTGAGGAAGGTGATACTACACAGAAGTTTAATGAAGGTGGAAAGGTAAGCGGACCGGGTGGTGTGGATAAAGTACCTGCTAAGTTAACTGCTGGTGAATTTGTTATGAGTAAGGGAGCAGTTAATAAATGGGGTGTAGATACCCTTGAAGGAATGAATGCAGCAGGTGGTGGAACTAATCTTCCTACTCTTGGAGGAGGAGGTGGTGGCACTGATTCACTGACTGAACAAGCAAAAGTTAAAACTGTTGGTGGTGCTCTCGGTGATTTCTTCCTTGGGGAAAACAGACAGACAGAACATGATAAATGGATGGAAATGTCTAGTGGTGGTTTAGTTCAAGGATTTAATGGTGGTGGTCTTGTTAAGAAACCTAGTCAAGGTGGGTTTGGAATGACGCAGAAGGGTGGGTATATTGGTAGTGATGCTAAACAAAATAGATTTACAGGACCTAAGAATGAAGCCTACTTCTTACAGATACAGAAGAAGACAGGTGACATTGAGTTATGGAATGAAGAGTGGGGTTCTGATAAGTTTGTTGGTAGGTTAAGAGCACCTGATTACCCTAAGTTTGAATGGAATACAATGTGGTGGGGTGGTGCCAAACAGTTTGAGAAATCATATTTTGGCCAACCAGAGAAGAAGAAAGAAGTTATTAGTAGAGCACAGAATTTAATTAAGAAATCTGCTGCAGCGAGAGAGATAACAGCAAAGACTGCTGATACTCTTATCAACAATCCTCCTGGTAAGACTAAGACATCTAGAACAGAGACACCAGTAGCAGTTGGTGCTCAGAGTGGTGGTAATGCAGGTGGAGCACAGGGTTCTGGTGTACAACCAATGTTCTCTGCACTTGATACTGCTAACCTTACAACATTAACTAC